AGTGAATGTGCAGTTGCCAGTCAACGTCAGAATCTGAATGGTGCCATCTGACAAGTTGATGGTGTACGCGGTGCCGGTATTGGCGGTGTTGACCTTCTCGCGGTAGTCGCCGCCAAGGTCGAGCTTGGCTTGGGGGCTGGCTATGCCAATACCAAAGTTGCCGCTTGCGTCAATACGCGCCGCTTCGACGTTCGCAGTCCAAAACACCATTGGCGAAGAATCACGACCGCGCAGGTTTATGCCGCTTGCAGCGCTGTCCGCGTACAACTCAAACGAGTTAGACGCTGTGCTGTTTTCAAGTCGCAAAGTGGCAATGCCTGCACGTTGTATTTCAACGCCAGAACCACTGCCAAAAGCTGGTGATGTAGTGCCAACACCCAAGCCAATGCTGTCAAGCCGCATGGCTTCTGTGCCAGCGTAATTGAACGCCAGAATAGAACCATCTAACGTCAGTTTGGCGTAACCAGAACCTGCGTTGTTGGTGCCAATAATGTTGGTGCCAGAGCCTGATGCTTGAGGCTCAATCAGCACCCTATCTTTGCCAGTGTCTGTGGCAATGTACGTCTTAGACGTTGTCGATCCGCTGATTTCAGTGCCAGTTGCAATCCACTTCTGAATCAGCCCCGTCGCCACCACGGCCCGCATGTCCGAGGTGCCAGCGCGATAGAAGCCTGTCGAAGTTTCCTGCCCCCACGCAATGCCAGGCAACGTGCTTGTGCCATCCGCAGCCCTAAACGCGCCCGTCATACCCCCAGCGCCTGTGCGGCTCAGCGAGTTTGTGATCTCGTTGGCAACATCACTGAGCGTGTTATTCGCCCACGATGCTTCAATCGTGGTTCCCGAAACTACCGGGTTGCCACTGACCAATGACATCGTTCCAGAACCGTTGCGAGGCATGTTTACTCCTTACTGTGCGCCGAGAACTGGAGCGGCATAGCGAGTGCCGCGCCTGAGTGCTTCAATGAATGGATCAGCGCGGCCAGCATAGTAAGCAGCCTCGCCCATCAAACGCGGGGAAGAAGCAGCAGCCGCTGCTATTCCACTTGGCAAACCAGTCATGGTCCCAGCCAAGAGTGGCGCCGTTGCACGCTGAATGCCACGCGGCATAAAGTCGTTCAGCGCCTGTCCCGCCAACTGCGGCATCAACTGGCGCCCGCCTTGCTGCTCAAGCTCCTGCAGCGATGCCAACCGGGCGCCGTAGTTGGTGTTGACGTTGTTACGCATCACAGACTGCAGCTTGCGCATGGCGGTGTCGGCGCTGGCGCGATTGCCGAGTGACAGGCTGCGCGTGATCTCATCCAGCAACTCAGACGCCTGCGTGTAGTCCTTCATCGCCTTTGCGTAGTCTGGCGCTTGGGACTCAATCTGCTGCTTCACGCTGTTGTAGACGTTGCCAATGGCCTTGCGGACGGCAGTAGCCTCAATGGGCTGACGCTCGCGGATGGCACTGATACGCTGCTTAAGTGCGTCCAAGCCTTCAGGCGTGTGGAACTCTGCCGGGTCCAGCTTGCTCCAGTTCAGCACCTCTTCCTCAACGTCCTTGAGCGCATTCAAAACTTGCGGGTTACGCGCTTGGCCTTTGAATGTGAATTGGCTGATGGAGTCCTGAACAGACTTGCCGATAGGCTGCAAATCAAGCACGGTCTTGTCAGCAGTTACAGGCGCCATGTTGGCCTTGTACTCTGCCGCACGCGCCTGGCGCATTGTGTCCAGATTGGCGCGAGCGTCATCAAGCACATCAGTCAAGTCAGCTTGGCCGCGCATGTTTTCGCGGAACGCCTTGGCTTGTGCGCCGCCAGCTTTGCCAGACTCATACGCAGTCTTCAGCGCCTGCTCGCCTGCGCCAGTAGACGCGCCGACGATGTTGCGCCCAGCACTCACAGCGCCACGCGCTGCACGCATCGCCAGCGGCAGCCCACCGCCGATAGCCGCTCCAGTAACAGTCTCTTCAGGGTTAACCAGCGCAGCAGAGGCGCCACCACTTGCCGCACCGCCAGCCACACGCGTTGCCATGTTGGGGCCTGCAGCCATGCCGCCACTGCGCAGCGCCTGGGCCAGCATCGGAGCCCTGCCTGTGACTTCCACAGCCTTGCCAAGCACGCCACCAGCGCCAGCAGTGCCCGCAATCTCGCCGCCAATCTTGCCTGCCTGATAGGACATCGACTCAGGATCAGCGCCCATTGAGCGCAGCCCTTCATCAATTGCAGCGCGGCGCTCGCGGTTGCTTTGCAACGACAAGCCGCGACCCTGCAGAGCGTCTTGCAGCATGTCCTGCGGAGCCAGCAGCGTGGCGCCAATAGAGCCTGCGCCGCGTAGAGCGCCTGCAGCCAAGTTGCCAGCAACGCCTGCAGCTTGGCGCAGGAATGATGGTTCTGGCTTGGCTTGCGGCTGCTCAGTTTGCACAGGGCGCCCAGCTTTGGCCTCAAGCTCGGCCAAGCGGCGCAGCATCTCAAGTTCTTGGCGCGGGTCCATGCTTTACCTTCCCAAAGCCTTGCGCAGTTGCTCAAGCTCAGCCTGCTCGGCAGGTGTCAAGCTGCCAGCGCGAGATGGCGCAGGTGCGGGAGATGCCCCGCTCAGCTTCTGCTGATTCAGCTCGCGGTACTTCTCCTGCAAAGTCTTAAGGGTCTGCAAGGCAGCAGTACGCTCAGCAACCGGCACAGTCCTGTCGCCAACCTTACCGGCCATCTCGCGGTAGACCTGCACGTCAAAGTTCGACTGCGGTCCTTCCATGCGCGGGACGTTGGTGACAAGCCAGCCTGAAAGAGTCTCAAGCTGCGATGCAACGCGGGCGCCTGGCGGTGAGTAACCAACAACGCGCCCAGCAGCATCACGCATGGCGCCAATGCCGCTTTGCGTCGGGCCAGCGGACAACAAAGTTTCTGCGGTCCTAATCTGACCCAACATCTCATCCGCACGCGAGATGTTCTTACGCGTCTCAACGCCCGACTCAACGCCAGCCTTGGCAGTCTCGCGTGCGCCTGTCAGAGCGCCTTGCAACGCTGGGTCTGCAGCAGCGCCCAGAATCGGCCTGCCGTCAGCGCCCATGACAGGCTCCATGCGGCCCGTGCGATTGTTAAAAGCCATAACGCCTTGCGCGGTCTGCATAGGCTGGAAGTAGGGCTGTGCGCCTTGGCTGGATCGTGCAATAGCCGCCAAATCTCGACGCGTGGCGTCAGCCTGCCCCGCCAACTCCCGCCGCAGTTGATCAGACTGCGCAGCCCTCTCAGCCGCCGCTGCACGCCGCTCAGCCTCTGCCTGCTGCTGCGCCGCCAACCTCTCAGCCTGCAAAGCCTGCTGCCCCTCCTGCCGGTCAGCAATCTCAGCCTCACGCATCAGCCGCGCCAGTTGCGCCTGTGTACGCGCCTGCGGAGACGATGCAGATGCACGCTTGAGGTACTGGGCTTGGATAGGCGCGAAGGACTCGCCAGCAAACTGCGCAGCCAGCGCGTTCAGCGTGGACATGCCACCATCGTCTTCCGCTTGCGAGCCTTCCAGCTCGGCAATCTTGCGGCGCAGTTCAAGTGAGCGCGGCAACGAAGCCTGGTTAGCCTGACCGCCCTGCACATTCTGTGTCAGCACGCCGCTAGGTGACTGGACGCCAAGCGACATGGGCAGCATGCGCCGTCGCCGCTCCATGCTGTCTTCATAGAAGCTCGTTGCCATGATTGCTCCTTACATCGAGCCGTAATCGCCCGTGTCCATCGCGCCAGTCGTGTTGGTCATACCGGCACGGCGACGGCGCAATTCTTCCTGCATCTGCTTGAGAGCAGCACGCTGACGCTCATTCATGTTGGTCATGGCAGAGTTCTGTGCCTTCTGTCCCTGACCAGCCATGTAACCCTGCCCTAACTGCGCCGCGTACTGCGTAAATGACGGCGGCACATAGTGCTTGCCAATCATCTGGCCCTGCGGCGTCTCCATTGACTGACCACGCAACGCGTCAATCTGCTTTTGCTTGCGCATCATCTCCACCTCTTCAGGGCGCATGGCGCCCATCTGCAGGAGGTACTCAAACATCATTTCGTCTTGGTTCATGGCTTACCTTCCGAATCCAAACAAGCCAACAGGGTTGCCAAGTGCGGCGCTACCCAACGAGAACAAACCGCCCATCATGTTGGAGCCAGCCGCCTGCTGAGCGTTGTACGCGCCCAACGCCGCGTCATAGCCCATCTGCGTGGCGCCCAAGATGTTGGGCGTCTCGGCGCGGCCAGCAGACACAAACGATGGCATCTGCGGCATTGCAACCTGCTGCCCAGACAGCAGCGCATTCATCTCGTTCAGAGACATGCCACGGCGCTGCATCTGCTCGGCAATTGCCTGCTGGCGCAGACGGTTCTGCTGGTCTGCAAAGTTCTGATTCAAGCCCTGCTGCTGCGACAGCGCAGCGTTCATTGCGCCCATGCGCTGCATGTCCAACGCGCCTGCCTGGCCCAGTGCCTGATTGCCAAACTGGCCGCCTTGCAGGTCTTCGCTAAACGCTTGCTGACGCGAGCCCATGCCCATGTTGAACAGGCGCTGAGCCTCGTTGCCAGCGGTATCCAACGCGTTGTACCGCTCAGCAGCCTGACGCCCCTGCAAGTCAGCCAAGGCCCGCGTGTAGCCCTCAGTACCAACCGTGAAGCCCTGATTTGCTAACTGCGTCTCAAGCTGCTGCTGCTGGCGCTCATGCACAGGCTGCATGCGCTCCATAAGCGACTGAGCCACGGTGTCACGGTAGCTGGAGTCAAACTGCGGCAGCGCCGGGTTGTCTTGCGTTTGCAAAGACGTTTGCAAGCCTGGTGCGTAGTCAGCAAGCTGAGTGTTCAAACGCGTCTGGCGATCAAGTCCAGCCATCTGCGGCAGGCTTTGCCAGTCAAACGGGCGCTGGTATTCCTGCTCCACGCGGCCCATGAAGTCAGACGCGAGCTGGCTGCGGTCATTCTGCAGGCCAATCTGCGCACCTAAAGCCTGCTGGAGTTCAGGCGCAAGCGTGTTGTTTTGCGTCCAAGACGTAACTTGCTGACCAGTAGCCGGATCAACCGTACTGCCGGTCTGCCAAGACTGCGACCCAAACGGCGTGTTGATCGTCGGGCGGTTCGCAAAGTTCTGAATGTTGGTCAGCTCTTTAGAAGCTGCCGCCTGCTGTTGCGCAGCGCCGAGATAGTCCGGCGCGGCTGGCGCTTTACCTTTACCGCCCATCTTTAGCTCCTTTTAGCCAACGGCAATCTTCAACTTTCATCTCAAACATCACGCAGTCAATTGTCTGCGCGATCTCCTTAAACCCCAACTTCCGATTCATGCTCAACGCCTCTTCCAAGTGCTTCGGCGTCAGGCCATACACAGCGGTTTTCCCGCATGTGATGAATGGGTACTCAAACGCGGCACGCCACAGCGAACGCGTGAGCGAGTGTTCATGATCAAAAGCAACATGCATCCAGCACGTTTGTTCAGTCCACGCGTTGTAGCCAACAGCACAAGCAATCGTCCCATCATCACGCATCGAAGCAATGCACCGCAGATCACTCGACCAAGGCAGGCGCGTTTGCCTGTTCATCCATTCCCAGATGACAGGCGGGCTGCCTGGTTGGTCAGTGACTAGCCTCATCGCTCTTGAAAGTAAGGATCATCTCTTAACAGTTGATCAAAGTAATCATTACCAGTCAGCAACTGCTCACTCATCATTTGAAACAACGCCATCTCATCAAGGTCGCGCTGCGTCAATTCTTGTGGTGCAGTCTCTTGCGCGACAGCAGCAGGCAACGTGCTTGTGATGTCCGTATTCAACAGCGAGGCGTAATCTTCAAGCTCAGTCAAAGGATCAATCTGCGTGACAAAGCCAACGTCACGGATTGAAGTTGCCGGTGCTGGAGCAGGCGCAGGCGTTGGAGCAGGCGCAGAAGTTCTGGGCTCCATGATGTCGTACTGCGGCACGATGCCAAGCTCACGGTCCAGCTCAAAGTCATCCGCAGGGTCCGTGTTGACAGCAGGCGCGTCGGTGACGTCAAGCCCCTGAATGACCTCAACTGAAGGCGTTTTTGTCGGCTTGTTGCTAGCTGTTAAGAACGGCCCATAAAGATCGTATTGAGAGACGATGCCAAGCTCTCGATCAATCTCAAAATCATCGTTAGGGTCTGTTGTCGGAGCTGGATCAGTCGAAACTGGCAAGTCCTGCACAACATTTACAGAAGGCTGACTAACTGGGTCCAAAGGCCGAGATGTAGGCAGCGGAGGCGTATACACCGGAGATGTCGTTACGTTGTCAGGCCCGACATCAGGAATTGGCGCTACCGGATCACCCCACAAGTCATCGGTGTAGTCAGGGACGTCAGGATCAGTTACCCGAGGCGCAGGATAAACAATGGGACGCGGAGCTGGCGCAACAGGTGACGGAGAAGGCGCAACAGGTGACGGCGCAACAGGCGCACTAGGAGGCGGCAAGAACGGCCCCATCGGAGGCCCAGGCGGCAATGACGGCATGCCGCCATACACAGGCCGCTCACGCGGCGTGTAGACGCTGTTCTGTGGGTTATCGTAGAACTTGATGGTTGACGCCTGCCCCTGCATCGGCGTGGCGCCGCGCAAAGCCATGATCAACGCATCGGCTTGTGCCCCAGTAGCCGGTGCCGTTGCCATTACATCATTCCCCCAACATTGACCATGAGGTGCGAAGACATGAACAGCGTCTGCGGGACGCCACGCACCTTCATGCGAATCGAGCCGTAATAGCCCAGACCCGTCGCGCCAACCCAAGACTCATAGGTGTCAGTCCCGCCCACCCACAAGGCTGCGTTCCACACAGCAGAGTCCCAATACGCTAGCGCTTCTTGACTAAAAGCCGGTGAACCTTCAACGCCAGTGAACTGATACTGAGTGTTCACGCGCAACTTGACGCTAGGCGCTTCGGGCGCCACAAACACAGGACGCGCCAGGCCAAACCGCTTAATCTGACCAGCCGTGTCAAACGCCTGAAATGACGTTTGCACATCACCTTCAATCGGGTCGCCGCCAGTGCCATCCAACGCGATCCCATCGCGCTTGCCATACAGTCCATGGCACACCACTTCACCCGTGCAGAAGTACAACTCACCATCCCAGATGGTCGTTGCAAACATCGGCATGTTGCTAAACGTACACCACGCGCCCGTGGTGATGTTCATAGCGAACTGCTGGTAAACGCTGTACTGCGGCGGCAGCTTGATTACCAAAATGTCCTGCGACGGAACAATGAAGATGTCCCAGCCTTCGACATTGCGCAGTTGACGCACCAGAGGCGTCAACACAGACTGAATCTTGCTGCTGACGCCGTTGTTGGACTCTACAAACTGCCCGTTGACCAGCTTGCTGACAGGCACCAGACCCATCTCCGACAGGATCATTACATCACCGCCAAACGCGGTGAAGAAGCGCCCAATGGTCGGCACAGGGCCAACGTACCATGTGCCCTTAATGGCAAATGTATTTGCGCTTTGAGGATCAGTGCCAGTCCAAACTGACAAGTCACCCTGCGAGCCAACCACTACCAAGTGGTCATCAATGCCAACGCCAGCGTCCAGCGTCCAACTGATCAAGCCGCAGATGTAGCCGCCATTGCGCAACTGAGAGCCCATGTTGAACGCGGACGTCGAGCCCGTGACAACATTGACTTGGTGCATGTAATAGATGTTTGCGCTGTTCTTGACGGTAAAGAAGACACGTTGTTTCCATACCATCACAGAATTCAAGCCCGATGTCGGCAGGCTTGATGGCGTGCGCTTTATCCAACCGCTTGCGTTTGAATACGTCCAGTAACCGCCACTCGCAGACACAGCCAGCAGGAAATTGTCAGCGCCCGTCGAGAACATCGTGGTAGACCAGATGTCATCGGTGCTGCCAGTGGCAGATTGCGAGACAGTTACCGTGCCATCCGTGATGTCATAGATGTTGCCGTTGGCCGCAGCAAACAGCTTGTCATCGCCATTCAACGCGCTGTAAGCAAAAACGGACTTTGGCTCATAGCCAATCTCATCCGTAAATACCTGATACCCAGCACGCAACTCAACGCCAGTCTGGCGCGGGATCATGTTGTCCAGCACCACCGCGTCAATCGGTGACATGGCGCTAATTGGATCACGCAGGTTCAACCCACCCACAGGCGCGGGCACGTTGACTAACGATGACGTCTGCGTAGCCGCTGACCTGCGCGGCGATTTGTATGGGGCCAGGCCCTGCAAAGGCATGTCAGGCTCCGTAGCCGGTGTCAGGCGTATTCGTCAGCGGCTGCAAGTACGGGAATGTGTAATCCCGCACCATCGTCAGCACTGGTGCTCCTCGCTCGTTGCCCTTGCGGTTTTCCAAATTCACTTGGAAGTCACGCATAGCCGCAGCGGAATCAAAGCCCTTCATCTCCAGCCACTTTACACGCGCCAGCAGTGTGACAAGATACGGGTCAATCAGGATGACGTCACCGTTTTTGGTGACACGATTTTTGTACAACGTGGCGTCATCCGCATCGCGGACCCACGCAACAGACAAGTAAAAGAACGTCAGGTCTTGCGCACTGTCAGGCGGCGCCAGGATGTAAATCTGGTTGTCGCGGACCTGCCAATAAAACGACAGCGTTGGCAGCGTGGTACGCACCAGCAACTGCTGCCAAAACTGGGCACTGATTGGCCCAAGCGCAGGCAACTGGTTGGTTTCGTTCCATTGAGTCTGGTCAACAAACTCGTAGAAGTCATCCGGCAGCGCAAACGCCTTTTCCTTCTGCCCGCTCATGTCTGAGACGATGCTGATGGTGTAAGGCTTTGTCAGCTCCTGCCAATCGTGCATGGACAGGAGATCAACCCCAGCAAGGTTGACCGCCTGAACCATCTGCTGAACTGCCGGATCAGTCGATCCAGCGGCGTCTGCTGGGGTCGGATACCCCACCATAGACGCCATGTTCTGAACAACGGCAAGCAGCGATGAGTCGTCTACAAGCTGGAATGCCATTGCTCAGTCCTTACGTTAGGCTTCTTCGGTAGCCGCAACCTTGCGCTGCTTGGTGTTAGCCATCAGCGCAGCCATCTGCGCCTTGAGCGTCTCAATCTCTTCATCACGCTTGGCAAGCTCAGCGTGCATCTTCTCAATAGGCGCGTTGCCAGCAGCCACCTCAAGGAATGCCTTTGCCTTCTGCTTGTCTGAGTGGAAGCTCATGAACTTCTGACCCAGATTGTCATTGGCATCAGCCAACTGCTCAACCGTGACGATCTTGAAGAACTTGTATTCCTCGATCTTCACCGGGTTCATGCCAGGCAACGCAGTCAACGGCGTGCCAACAATCGCGTCGGCCTGACCAGATTTCCACTTGGCATAGCGGTCAGCAAAACGCTGCTTGTCCTGCTCAGTGGCAATGCGGTCAACCACGCTGGTCTTGTCGCCAGGCACATGAATGCGAATGAAGTCGCGCTCTTCATAGATCGCACGGCCAGCGTCTTGACTCTTTCCAGAGATCATCACGGGCTTGCGGTGAAACTCGACGTACAGACGCGCATCAGCCGCAAAGCGAGACTCATCAAGTCGAGGCAGATTGCTGAACTCTTCAAACTGTGTAGGTGTGGTGGTTTCCATTTTTTATCCTTATGAGAACGTGAAAAGGGGGCAGCAGCCGAAACTGCCACCCCCGCGTGCCATTACAGCGTCCGAGAACAGCGCGTCAGCGTTGGTCGCTGCAGCGCCACCCGTGGCGGTGCCAAGCACCAGACCATTGATGACTTCAGCACCAGCGGTGGCATCGTCATCAAGCGCACCGCCAGTAGCGGTGGTGTTCAACTGGGTGCCCTTTGCGGCAGAAGCCAGCGTGCGAACGCTGCCCTTGCCGTAAATCTGGAACCAGCCATACTCGTTGTCAGCCATGACGGCCTGAGCAGCACCAGCGCGAGTGCCAGGGCCAGACGCGCCAGGAGCGGTCGTGGTCGTGGTCGCCATGATGAAGTCAAAACCCGTCTCTTCGACGCACAGGTAGCCAGCACCCGTGACAGCGCCATCAGCGCGGCCATAGATGAATTCCTGATATCCGTTGGTGGGATCGTCGTATCCACCAACAGTACCGAGACGGAACGCGGGCACTGCGGTAGCCGCAGTGATTTGGTCTTTGCTAAGACCGATGACAGCTTGTGCCATTTGGAACTCCTAAAAAAAAACCCTCGGGAAAGTGGGTCACACGATCCCGAGGGAAAGGTGACCCACCACAGGCCCACCAAATCAGTTCTGCAGACGGCCCTGGAACTGAGCGCCAGAGCAGGTCAGGTTCCCCGCCCAACCAATCACGGACACTTCCGCGTCCTGATTGATCGCGTACCGCTTGTTAGGCGACAGAGCGACCATGTTCCGGTCGCGGTGAGGACGCCACTTCAGGTACTTGGTGTTCAGGAAGAAGCCAGTGCTCGACGGGCAGAAGCCGCCGATACCGCCGTCCAGAACCACATCGGCGTCCATAAACTTGATGGTCGGGAAGCCGAGATTGGCGCTGTCAGGCGAGGTGAAGCGCTGGATGGCCTGCAGAGAAGCCATGTAGTAACCCCAGTACACCGTGTCCAGCACGATGAGGTCAGGACGATCATTGCCGCGAGTGCAAGATGCCCAGAGCGTGTTCATCGCGTTCTGGATGGTCGTGGGACCAGGCGTGACAACAGCGGTGCTGAAGTCATACAACTGGGACCTCCAGAATGACCACGTTACCCGATCTATCCCGCCATAGGTGCCACTGCCAGGAGACGAAGGAACAGCAGCGTTCAGGCCGGTGATTTCCTTGCCACCAGAGCCGGTGCCATCGGAGTACACAGACTGAGCCAGCTTGTTCATCATCGTGGACTCAGCCACGTTCAGACGCGCTTCCAGCAGGTCGATCAGGGCCTCTTTCCCGCTGTTCTGCAGCATCTCCAGACCGGAAATGACCACAGGGCAGGCAAGCTGCTTGATCTGGAACTCAGCGGCGCTGATGACGTCCTGAGCCGCAACCGGCAGCAGGTCGTAACCGCTGTAGAAGCCAGCGTTTGCATTCTCAGCAAAAGACAGCTCTTCCAGAATTACGTTACCGCCGCTGATGGTGCGGATGTTGCCGCGCTGGCCCAGACGGGCGAGAAGCGCGTTGTTCTTGGTTACGTTGTCCGCGATGGTGCGGGAACGGTTTTGAATGGTACTAGCAATTACGTCCGTGATTGACGTATTGGCAAAAGCCATGATGAAACTCCTTCATCTGAGAAATAAACGGGCTTACGCCCACCCTTTTTCAGATGCGCCTACGCGAACCTTTCAGTCCGTTTCGCCGTAGGTGGGCCGCTTTGCGCGGCTCCTAAGAGCTTCGGTGGCTGGGGTGCTTGGGCACACCAGAGGCACGCATGTAGCGTGCCCCACGGTTGCAATCATACAACACTATGGTGTGATAGCAACATCATCTTGAGGTCATTGCAAGCGCAGCCTCAATCGCGCTGCGGACGTCATTGTTCTGCACCTGCGGCGCACCCATCGGAGCCCCGCTGGAACTCACGCTGACGGCAGCAGAACGAGCCTTTTGCGCAGCCTGCGTCTGGTTTTGGAATCCGCGCTGCTGCTGTCGCGTCTGCAGCACCTTGCGCACGCTGGGGTTCATTAAGCAGGCTTGTTTGTACGCGTCAGCCAGGCTCAGTTCACGGCCATTCCTCTGCGCGACTTCCATCAAGTCAGCCATCTCGTTGCGCACATCGTTGCCAAACTCGGCCTTCTCAATGAACTGCGTTACCTCGCTTTGAGCGCGGCTAGCCAACTGCTGCTGTTGAGCTTGCTGGGCCTGCTGGAACTGCGTCATGAACTGCTGCACAGGCGCCAACTGCTGCTGAATGACCTGTTGCAGTTGCTGCTGCTGCGGGTCAACATTTGGCGTGGCGCCAGCTAACGCGCCGTCCAGCATTTCAATGAAGTTCTGACCGAATCTGCCAGTTCCAAACTGCTTGACCATGCCCGCCATGAGATTGGCAAGCTCAGGGCCGGTCGCCGTGCGCAGACGCACCGCCGTGCCCATCAGGTTGTCAATGACCTGCATGGGAGTCGCGCCCTCGGCGCGGATGTAAGCCTCGTAAGGCTGGAAAGCCTTGCTGATGGACTCAGCGTACCTACGCGCCTCTGCAGTCTCTTGCAGCGTGCGCTGCACTTCGGCTTCTCTACGCGCCACTTCTGCGCGTACAGGCTCAGGCAGTTTGCCCCAGTGGTCGCGCAGCTCTGGCTTCCACGATGCAGGCGCCTTGTCTCCCTTGGGGCCAGGCTTAGGCCCAGGTGTAATTTGCGGCGCTTCTTCCTGCGGCTTTACCTCTTGCGGCGTGCCTTCGGATAGGGCGTTCAGGTCTTGGGCTGGGGCTGCTGGCGCTTCATCGCTAGCAGTCTGCGGCTCTGCCTCGGCTGCAGGTGCGTCAGCGTAATCGACCGTCTCTGGTGCGGGCGCAGCTTCAACTTTTTCTGTGCCAATGGCCGCTTCAAGACTGTCGCGCAGGGATGGTGTGGTGGGTTCTGACATTATCTAGTTCTGTTTTGAATTTGATGAAACGCTCGCTCGACGTCTGTGCGCCTGAACGAGCCACCTTGCGTAACGTAACGCTCACGCTCTTTTTGAGCCTTGGCCCATGTGTCTTTGAAGTCATCCGCCGTGGTCAGGTTGTGACGGCGCATGTACTCGCGGTGCTTGGCCCTGGTGCTGATGTCGGTGCCATCAGGAGCCTTGACGCCATCGTAGTGGCGGTCATTCCATAAAGCGCCTGAGTCGTTGCGTGTAACCGGCTGATAGTCAGTTGTCACTTCAATCATCTCAAACGTCTTGGGGTCTTGGATGTATCTGCGGCGGGTCATTTCTTTCTCAGTGCTTGGGCGTGCATGGCCTGCTTGAGCAGCCTGCCGCCTTTGTCTTCTTGGTTGTACTCTTTGGCGACCTTCATAGGCACGCCAACCTTCTTGGCAAACTCAGGATCGTGCGCAGCAGCGGCCATCATCCGCGCTTGCTCTGGTGACTTGCTCGGCATGATTTACGCCCACATCCTGCT